ATCGCGCACCGGGCTCGGCTATGTGCAGTCCGACGCACAGGTCCAGTACCAGGCCATAAACGAGAAATTCATCGTCAACATCGAAGGCGGCCAGACCGTGCAGGTGTCAGTTCAGACGCTGCCTACCGGACAAGCAGCTTAAGGAATTCCATAAATGGCACTGAACAACTTCTCCGTTGGCCGCGACACCCAGCTCGTTGTTATTGGTCCTTCGGGCCGCGTTGACCTATCGCATGTCACAGGCTTCGAAGCGCGCCAAGTCACCCAATCTGTACGCGTGGATCGGCTTGACGGCAAGCAGATGGGAACCGAACTGCCCAAAGGGTGGGAAGGAAGTTTCGATATCGAGCGTGGCAATTCCGTGGCGGACGACTTCATCGCAGCCGCCGAGCAGACCTATTACGGCGGCAGTTTGGCAGCGCTCGGTACAATGTATCAGTACATAGCCGAAACAGACGGTTCGACATCAACATACCAGTACGACAGCGTATCGTTCAAACTATCGAGTGCGGGTCAGTGGAAAGGCGACTCGAGCGTTAAGCAGAAGCTCGACTTCTTTGCATCGCGTCGTATGCGGATCTGACAGGAGACAGGTAATGGAGCCAAATCCTGGCATCTCGGCCGCTGCAGTGGGCGAGCAAATTGCTGTCACAAGCACTGGAAGCCACTTGACTCTGCGGCGTTTGAACGCGCTCGACAAGCTGCGCCTGTTCAAAGCGGCCGGTCCCGTCCTGGCCCAGAACGAGCCCTGGCTCGGTATGGCGCTTCTCGCATCGTCGGTTGTGGCCGTCGATGGCGTGCCTGTGCCGTTGCCGACAACTGAATCCCACATCGAGGCTATGGTAGCGCGGCTTGGCGATGCTGGCATCTCGGCCGTCGCGGGTGCATTGCGTCCCGACCTGTCACCAACCTCGGCCGAAATTGCGGCCACGGCGGGAAACTGAGTAGGCACCCCGATCTTATCGACTGTCTGTTTCTGGTTAAGAACGGGGTGCCTTTCGACGTCGCTTTCAATCTTCCCGATGATGAGCGGCTCGCGTACGTCGTCGTACTCGGCACCTTGGCGGGTCATATCTTCGACTGGCACACGATGCGCTGGAGGGATCAGCCGTGATCGTACTGGATGGGCTGCGCAAGGCTGACGACAGGCTCGCCAACCTTGACGTTCCGGGTGCCGTCGCCGGTGGCATCGCTGCGGCGGCGCGGAGTCTGGAAGCAAAGGTGAAAGAGGGGCTGTCTTTCGTATCAGGGCAGGATCATAGCGCGCCGTGGCTGCGCACCGGTGCCTTGCGCGCCTCGATCTCCCACGAAACGGATGTCAACATGGCCGTGATTGGATCGGCAAGCGACGTCGCGGTAGATCAGGAACTTGGGACCGCCGCGATTCCGCCACGGTCGTTTCTCGCGTCCACGGCATCTGCGGAAGCCGAAAGCGTCGTGGCATGTGTCGCGGACGCTATTGCTCACGCCCTGGCGGCTCGCACATGATCGATGCCTACACAATCGGCATCACGCTAGCACTGGAGGACGGCGTTTCGGAAGGCATTCTTGCCATACGCCGGGATCTCGCCGCGCTCGACGTTGCAGTTGCCGGTAGCGCAGCTCGGCTTTTAGAACTACGCGACCTTGCACGCAGCCTTGCGGTGCCTTCTCCCGCCGATCGGCCAATCGCTCGGCCGGCCGCCGCTAGACCCGCCATGCTTCGCGTACAGCCGACGTTGGCCCCGACTATCTCCGCTGAACCGCAAACAACACAATCGAAGGACGAGGCGCCACGGGATAGGCGGCCGGCGGCCACCATCGTCCGGCAGTCGATGCCGGAGCCCACGGACCGTCCAACAACGGCTACCGCGCCAGATGGCGGTGATAAGCAACCGACCAGTCCAATCGCTCCGGCGGCGCCGGGCAAGGTGGCACCCGCGCCCGCAGCATCACCCGCCGCCCGCCAGCCCATTCCCCCAACGCCCCAGCCGATTGCGCAGCCTGCTGTCCCGCCGGCTGTGACGGCGCATGTCGTGGGCTCGCGCGCACCCGATCCTTTAGCTGTCGGAAAGCCGATATCGCCCCCGACTGCTATGCCATCGCCAACCGCTATGCCCCTGTTGTACCGCGCGGCAGCGGTATCGGAACGAGTTGCCGCGCCTGCTCTGCAGCGGCCGGCGGCCACGATTGATCTCACGCCCCCTGCAGTAAGTTTCGTACCTCCCGCTACCCCGTCGCCGGTCGCTGATCGCAAACCGAGTGTGCCACTATCGCGGTTTGAGCCGTTCGGCCTTCATGCAAAGACGCCGCAAGATGCCACCTCCATACCAGCGCCGGCCGCTCCCCTGTCGTCCTATCCGGACTCGGAGCCTCTCATTGGCAGCCAACGCGAACCGACCGCACCAGTCCTCCAAGCCGAAAAGCCACGGTTCACTGTTGCAGACCGACAGCCCGACGCCAAGCGGCCGGCAGACAACCTTCCCAGCGCTGATGCGCCGCAGGAAAATAGGCCAGTATATGCAGAAATTCACCTGGACGGAGCGGCCCTGGGCCGCTGGATCACCCGGCATCTGGAGCGGCAGATCGCTCGGCCGCAAGCCGGGGCGACAGGGTTCGACCCCCGGATGACACCATCGTGGCCCGGCGCGCCCATTGGCAACTAATGGTCTTCCGAGATGAACATCCTTTGGGATGATCTTAAACTTGAAGCGGTGCTGACACTTTCCATCAACAGCAAACCGGCTCATTCGCCATACGCGTCTGATGCTGTGTGTTGCCCAGTTCGGATCGTATGGCGCGAGCTCATCAAGCAGCCAACCACTCGCTCGTAATTCAAGCGGGATTTATGTCGAACACAACGCTGATCCTCGGTCCAATTGTCTTTCAGGACTATGAAATCCCCTGCGGTATCAACTTCGGTGGGTTACAACGTCTGGCCATACACACTCTGCCGGGTGGCGTGCGGGTAATCGACTCGCTCGGTCGTGAAGACGCCGATATTTGTTTTGCGGGGATATTCAGCGGCGACAATGCGACCCTCCGGGCCCGAGTACTAGACGAGATGCGTGCTTTTGGTACGCTGCTGCCGCTCACGTGGGATGTCTTTTTTTACACCGTCTTTATTAAACAATTTCAGGCCCAGTACACGAACACGAACTGGATACCTTACAAGATCACCTGTACAGTGTTGCGTGACGAAGCGAGCGCTCTGATCGCGACGGCCCTCTCCCTCGGCGCATCTGTTCTCAATGATGTTGCCAGCTCCGTCAGCCAAGCCAGCGCGGCTGGCCTTGACATATCGTCTGCGCAGACAGCGCTTGCCGCGCCCACGGCTACGGTACGTGACACCGCAACTTATGGCGCCGCACAGTATAGCCTGGAAGGTGCGCAATCGAGTCTATCCAGCGCTATTGGAAGCGCTCAAGCATCACTTCCGATGACAACTATAACCTCGCCGGGACCGGCGGCAGCTGGCGTAGCGGGTTTGAACGATGCTATCAGTAGCTCACAGCAACTCAGTGCGCTCGTCATCGCACGAGCCTACGCCGGCCGTGCAGCAATCAACCTTGCCAACGCGAGCACTTAGTTATGAAGTCTGTCACTGTTGCCGGGGGAAATCTCTTCCAGATTGCGGCACAGCATCTAAATGATGCAACGCAGTGGATACGAATCGCACAGCTGAACGATCTCGATGATCCAGTCCTCACCGGTGTTGTAACTCTGCTGATTCCCGACGTAGATTCTAACGCCGGCGGTGGCATAGCACAACAGTAGTATCATGAGCGGCGTAACTGACATAACCGGCGGGACGGCCTTCTTGACATATGCCAGTGGTTTGCCCGGCGGTATCCTCTCGTCGCTGGAGTCGTGGCGAGCACCGCGTCTCCGTCTTGTGGCGAATGGCCTGCCCATCACTGGAGCCATTGAAGCCGAGGTGCAGTCGAACAATCACTACGCGGCCGACCGTTTGAGCGCCAGCATAGCGTTGGGTGCGGATATATGGGCCAGCGCGGCGTTCTGGTCATCGCAAACGACCGTTTTGATCGACGTTCAATTCAGTCTCGATGCCGGGAATACCTTCACGAGCCTGATTCAAGGTCTAGTCGATACGGTATCGATTGATGTGATATCCGGAGTGTTGCGGATAGAAGGACGCGATCTCACAGCCTTACTGATCGAAAGTCGAACTCAGGAGACGTTTGCCAACAGGACCTCAAGTGAAATCGCCACTCTGTTGTCGCTTCGTCATAATCTAATACCGGTCGTTACATCAACAACAACTCCTGTCGGCCGTTACTATCAGAATGAACATGACCGGGTCGTACTTAACCAGTTCAGCCGATCCATGACGGAATGGGATCTCCTCGTCTTTCTAGCCGGTCAGGAAGAGTTCGATGTCTTCATTAGCGGCACCTCCCTCTTTTTTCAACCTGCCTCTATCGGGACAATTAGCTCCGTCGCCATGGTGCCGAGCCAGCTTCAGGATTTGCGTCTCGAGCGATCCTTGACGCTCGCTCGGGACATCGTGGTTACGGTCAAGAGTTGGAATAGCCGCCAGCAGAATGCCTTCTCCCAGACGGTGCGGGCATCCGGTCAACAGGGAAGCGGATCCCGGGTGGGTGGAAGCGGCCTGGGGTCTGGCGGCATGGGTGAGGCGCAGCATTATATATTCGTCAGGCCAAATCTGACGATGAACGACGCCCTCAAGCTCGCGCAGCAGAAGGCTACGGAACTGACCCAACATGAGCGTGTATGGGAGGCGACGATGCCCGGCGATCTCTCACTTACGCCTCGACACATGGTCCAGCTAGCCGGGACTGGGACCGATTTCGACCAAATCTATTTCATTGATCGGATCGACCGACATCTATCGATGCCGCAGGGGTTTGTACAGCGAATTCGGGCGAAGAACACATCGCCGAGAACAAGTACTACCACGCCAGCGGATATTGTCGGCAGCGTGACGGGTTAATCTTATGGACCGCTTTGTGAACGCGCTGAAAGGTGAGGCGGGCCGCCTTGACCAGATTCAAGCGCAACCGCGTTTCGGCCTCGTGACGTCCGTCGATCCGGTGAATGCCACCGTCAGGGTCATGATGCAGCCGGAGGCCGTCCTGTCCGGCTGGCTGCCGATCCTGTCCCCATGGGTTGGTGCCGGTTGGGGCATGAGCTGTCCGCCATCGCCAGGTGATCAGGTCCTGGTGTTGGCGCAGGAAGGCGATGCTGAGCACGGGGTCGTCGTCGGCCGCGCCTTCAGCAGCGTGGCCAATGCACCGCCGGCGCCGGCTGGCGAGCTGTGGCTGGTCCACAAATCGGGTAGCTTCCTAAAGCTGGTCAGCGATGGCAGCGTCCAGATATCGGGTGATCTGCACGTAGCCGGTGACGTTTACGACAAGGTCGGGTCACTCAACTCGCTGCGGACGCGGTATGATGGGCATATACATACGGACTCGCGTGGTGGCGCGACATCGACCACCGAGTCACAGGCCTGATCGTGGTTGACTTGTCGCACCTGTGGGGCAGTGACCTTTCGGTCGGGCCCACCGGGGACCTGGCACTCGTGACCGGGACCACTTCGGGCCAGCAACGGGTCTTGCGGCGCCTGATGACCAATCCTGGCGATTACATATGGCAGGTCGACTATGGCGCTGGTCTTGCGCAGTTCATTGGCCAGCCCGGTAACGCTGCGCAGATACAAGCGGTTATACGGAGTCAAATCTTTAAGGAAGCAACCGTTTCTCGCACACCCGAGCCAGAAATCGACGTCCAGTTCAACCCAGCTAGCGGCGCTGGTACCGTGTATGTGCAGATCCGATACGTGGATGCACCATCCGGCAAGACCGAAGTCTTGTCATTCCTGATGAACGGTTGAAGCATGCAACTCTCTCTGCAGAACTTTTCCACGCTGATTCAGAATATGGCGGCCTCCGTACAATCTGCGGCGACACAGCTCCTCGATCTGACGGTTGGTTCAACGCTTCGCGCCATACTGGAAGCCAATGCGTCGGTTGCCCTGTGGATACAGTGGCTAATACTACTCGTGCTGCAGACGACCCGAGCCGCCACGAGTGCCGGAAGCGACCTCGACACATGGATGGGGGATTTCGCGCTTACTCGCCTGCCAGCCGCTGCCGCTACCGGGGTAGTGACGGTCACCCGCTTTACGGTGATTGGAACAGCTCTCGTTCCGGTTGGATCTTTGGTTCGGACGTCTGACGGAACGCAGACATTTTCTGTGGCCGCTGACACAACGAATGCCTCATGGAACGCAGTTCAGAATGGCTATGTAATGGGAGCCAGCGCAGCAACGATGAACGTTCCCGTCATCGCAACCCTCCCAGGCTCGAGCGGTAACGTGCAAGCGGGTTCGATCACTTTGCTGGCGTCCGCGGTGCCGGGGATTGATACCGTGACAAACCTTTCGGCATTCTCGAACGGCCTTGATGCCGAGACGGACGTAGCATTCCGTCTTCGATTTCAGAACTATATAGATAGCCGGTCACGTGCCACCGCAGTGGCGGTCGGATATGCGGTCAATAGTATACAGCAGGGTCTGCTGTACACGATCCAGGAGAATCAGGATGTCTATGGCAACCTGTCGATGGGAAACTTTGTTGTCACGGTCGATGATGGCAGCGGCTATCCTTCTACCAGCCTGTTGAGTACAGTTCAAACGGCTGTCGACGCGGTCCGTCCGGTCGGATCGACGTTCACCGTTCAGGCGCCCACAGTAACCATCGTCGGGGTAACGCTCACGTTGACTGTTTCCGGTTCCGTGACCAGCGCGCAGCTTGCGGCTCCTGTCTCGCGAGCACTGACGCTTTTTATAAATAGTCTTCCAATTGGTGCGTCGCTGCCGATCAGCCGAGTCATTCAACTGGCCTATAGCGCGTCGTCGGAAGTAGCCAATGTCACTCAAGTACAGATCAACGGCCAGACCGCTGACATTGCGGCGGTACCAAACGGCGTAATCAAGGCCGGTTTGATCACGGTGAACTGATATGACCGGGGACCAGGCTGATATAGCGACCCGTATCAAGGCCGTGTTGCCGGGTAGATGGTTCGCCGATACTACCCCTGTCCTCGACGGTCTTATTGCTGGATTAGCCTGGGCTTGGTCTTGGGTCTATTCGCTTTTGACCTATGTGCGGATGCAAACCCGGATAGCAACCGCGACTGATGTGTGGCTCGATGTCGTGGCCAACGATTTCTTTGGCAATCGTCTCCAGCGCCGGACTGGCCAAAGTGACGATGCCTTTCGGCTTTTGATCCAGACCAATTTGCTGAGGGAACATGGGACGCGGGCGTCCATCATAAGCGCCCTGCGCAATCTGACGGGACGCGCGCCCGCTGTCTTCGAGCCGATGCGGACCACCGACACGGGCGGATACACACTCGGCGGCGTTGGCTACGGCAGCGCCGGAGGCTGGGGCAATCTGTCACTGCCTTTTCAATGTTTTGTCACCGCGTTTCGTCCTTCCGGGATCGGAATCGCACTGGTTTCCGGCTGGGGGTGCCCCGTTGGTGGCTACCGCGCCGGCGCACTCGAGTACGCGAGTCTTGCGATGGTTCAGGGGCAAGTGACCGACGGTGACATCATGGCGGCTGTCGCGGAGGTGCTACCCGTTGCCTCGATTGCCTGGACCCGTATTCAAAACTGATTGGTCGGTACTCAAGGCAAGTCATCGACGGCAGAAATACCCGATCTAAGGCTTGCGCAAAGTCACGAGGAAATTCATGGACAGGACTATTGTCTACCCTGGCGCGATTCCACTCGACAGCGACCTCCTCTCCGCCAATCGCTACGCAATGATTGCGCTCGGCTATTTGGCCCAGATGGTATTAGGAACTAACACCATCGTGGACGGACTTGCGTGCACACCTACGACCCCCGCATCGCTGAATGTCTCGATCGGGCCGGGAAGTATTACTCAGATGTCGGTGGTGGACGCCCTTGCGTACGGGTCGTTACCGGCGGATAGCACCGATCCTTTGTTGAAAATGGGGATCAATCTCCAGGCTACCAGCTTTACCGTTACTCCACCTACCACATCTGGCCAGTCCGCGAATTTCCTGATCCAGGCCGCTCTGCAGGAGGCCGATGGCGCGCCCTTGGTCTTGCCGTACTACAACGCTGCCAACCCGTCGCAGCCATACAGCGGGCCCAACAACTCTAGTGTCGCACAGAACACCATGCGGACGCAGCGAGTCCAGCTCCAGCTTAAGGCTGGTGCGGCTGCCACGGCTGGTTCGCAGGTGACGCCACCAGTGGACAACGGCTGGGTTGGACTTTACGTGATCACTGCAAGTTACGGCCAAACTGCGATAACCGCTACATCAATCGCCACCATACCGAGCGCACCGTTTCTTGGCTGGAAGCTGCCGGCGCTCAGGCCGGGGTTCGGTTCCGGCGTGCAGAGCATCACCTCTTCCAGCACCTTCGTGGTCCCGTATGGCGTGTCGCAAATCGAGGTCGAGGTCTGGGGCGCCGGTAGTGGCTCATATGCCTCATCGAACACTTATCCCAGCGGAGGTGGCTCGGGCGGTGGCTATGCCCGCAAGCGCGTTAGCGGACTGAACGCCGGGCAAGTCATTCCGGTGACGATTGGCCTCGGAGGTGCGGCAGGCACATCAAGTTCGCCACCAATGCCTGGCGGAACCAGTAGCTTCGGCAGCTATCTATCGGCAACCGGCGGTGGCCTGAACCCATTAGCGACCCTCACCGCACCCTGGCTCGGTGCCTCGGTTCAGGGGATTGGTATCGGCGGTGATATCAACGTTGCAGGCAGCACTGGCAGCAACGGCATAAATAATATCGGAGGTGCTGGTGGCGCTGCGGCGCTGGGTGGCGGGGCGACCTATGTGGCCACCAGCTTTGCGACAACCGGCCAGACCCCTGGCGGGGGCGCCTCCGGTGCTGGCACCGGCCTAGGCGGCAACACCTCTCAGTCAGGAGCGGCAGGCGCTCCTGGCTTGGTCATCGTACGGTGGTAGAAAAAATGAGAACCTACGCTCGGATTCACGATAACACTGTCGTCGAGCTCCTTGCGACGCCGGGTGATGTCAAGAGCATGTTTCACGCCGATCTTACATGGATAGACATCACCGACATGCACGGCGTTGCCTGCGGTTTGCGCTGCGTCGAGGGGGTTGTGGCGGCAGGACCCGGCGAGACCGTCCCCACCCAAGAAGGTGTTGAGCGTCCGATGGGGCCAGCCCGGGCGCGGGTTCCCTAGCGCAAGGCGCGACAGCGATTTCCTCGACTGAAAATTGCAGCCTGGAGCACGTCATGCCGACGCAAGCAACGCATGTCTGGAAACCGAGTAACGCGCGTACGGTCATACTAGACAGCTTCATTCCCGTCGCTAGAGGTGCGATCGCATCGGCGCCGCCACCACTGAACTGGCCAACAAAAGACCCTGCCGATGTGCTTGACTATCAGTTCGACATATCGCCCGCCTTCGTTGGAAACGATGGAGACTCGATCCAGACACTAGATGCGACAATCAGCCCGGCAAATCCGGGCGACCTCACGCTGGCTTTGTCGACCGCGGACGGCGCAGTGGCAGTATTTTGGCTTTCGGGGGGCCAGGCCGGGACAGTCTATACGATAACCATTATTATAGGCACGACGAATGGTCGCACAATCCAACGAAGCGTTCTGCTCCCGGTCCTTATGCTCTCCGCGCCATCTGTCCCCGTCACGGCCCTGGAGACTGATACCGGCCTGGTGATCACAGATCAGAACGGTAATCCCATCCTTTCAAGCTGAAGCGCTCCTACTCCTTCCGGAGTCAAGTTTCCTATGCCCACCATTGACGAACTGGCGCCCGCTACTGCGGCCTCCGATACGGATGAAGTGCTCGCAAGCCAAAGCGGCATTGCGCGCAAGGTCACCCGTGCGCAGATCGTGGCCGGCCTACAGGCATCCCTTTCGCTGCCGACAGGCACAATCCTTGGCCGTGAGTCAGCCGGCACTGGCGCACCGGAAACGTTGACGATTGGCGCGAATCTGGTCCTGAACGGGGGAACTCTCTCGGCCACCACGAACTACGTCGTCAGCGGACTCCCTACTGGAACCGTTCCGGCTAGCGGGGATTTGGTGCCCCTCAGCCAAGGGGGGACGAATACCGCCGTCCCATACTGGCAGTTTATGAGCGGCCTCTCCGGGATGTCGGGTCTTGATATCTCGCAGTTGTTGGTGACCCCCACCGGCACAACGACGGGTGAACGGCTTGCCGACATGGCGGCCAATCTGCTGTCGAAAACCGGCGGTACGATGAGCGGCGCTCTCATGCTTGCAACTAATCCGACGGCCGCTTTGCAGGCCAGTACGAAGCAATATGTCGACTTGGCAGCTTTGGGGCTGCTTCCGCTTGCTGGGGGCATTTTGACGGGCCCGCTTACGCTTGCGGCGGATCCCGGCAGCGCTTTGCAGGCCGCGACGAAGGGATACGTCGATGCCAATGTCGCGAAAGCTCTCCCAACGACTGGCGGTGTAATGACCGGGGTGCTCGCGCTGGCTGCCGATCCCGTTGCGGCAAGCCAGGCAGCCACCAAGCATTACGTCGATAGCCAAGTCGGAACGTCACTGCCGCTGACCGGCGGAACAATGCGCGGGTTGCTAACTCTCGCGACAGATCCCGTGACATCGCTGCAGGCAGCCACCAAGCAATACGTTGATGCACATACCGTAGCAGCCCTGCCGCTTGCTGGCGGCACGATGACTGGTTCCTTAACACTGTCGGCCGACCCTGTGACACCGCTTCAAGCGGCGACCAAGGACTACGTCGATACCCAGATCGGAACAGTGCTCCCCAGAAGCGGCGGCACAATGACAGGAATGCTGGCACTCGCCGGCGATCCTGTGGCATCGGTGCAGGCCACGACCAAGCACTACGTTGACACTCAAATTCTGACTGCGCTTCCTCTGTCTGGGGGAACGATGACGGGTCCGCTGGCGCTGGCGGCGAATCCTACTGCAAGTCTACAGGCAGCGCCGAAGCAGTACGTCGACGCTCAGGTCGGTACAGTACTGTCATCGCTGCCAACATCGCCAATTATTGGTGCGACTGGTGGAAAATTCACGGCAGTGGGCCTCGCTCCCAATGGCGGGCTATCGCTGACTGGTGGCAGCCTTTCGATCGCCACGTCCGGAGTGGATTTAAGCAATGGCGATGTGACGCCAAGCGACACCGGAACTGCTTCGATGTTAGGCAATGCCATCGCGCAGCGTCTTCTCAAAGGCAGTGACGCGTCAGCTTCGACGGTGATTGCGACGAGCGGCTCCTCCTATCGCACACTGGCTGCCTATTTTGCCGATGCTCTGAATGCGAAAAACTTTGGTGCCAAGGGAGATGGGATCACAGACGATACCGCAGCGATCCAAAGTTGGCTGTCAGCGCTTGCATCGCAAGGCGGAACAGGTTTTGTGCCTAGCGGATGTTACCTCATCAGTCAGGCGCTGATCCAAACGATCGCTGGAACCGCGATCAGCATTAAGGGCGCTGGAGCGGGCAACACCGTGCTCTCGTTTGTCGGTACCACCAACGGCATGATGCTTACTTTGAAGCAGAAGTCTGGCTCCTGGGGATCGGTACGCGTATCCGATCTCGACATCGTCAGATCCGCTACATCACCGGTGCTTTATGGAACCGGTCTCTCGATTGTTGTCGATCCAACAGCCAACTCTCTTTACTACGGAAACAGCGGTTTATCAGACATTTTCGTTCGTGGGCCGACCCAAGCCTCAGGCTGGCTGACAGGGATCGTTCTTGAAAACCTTACTTGCTTTGAGCTTCGCAACGTTAATATCCAAGCACCGGGAGCCTCTAGCGCTGGGCCTGACGTTGGGTTGTCGATAGCGGCACCGAGCGCCAATTTATTTGCCGTGTCTATCGCGCTCACAGATTGTATCATTCAAGGTTACTCGACGGGTCTTAATGTCTATGGATATGTGCAGGGCGTGACGGTTTCGGGCTGCACCATCATTGGAAATTGGTGGGGTATCAATTGGGGCGGCATCACGCCCGCCGTATCTTATACAGCCACTACCACGACTGTGGCGGGCAGCCCAATCATAGTTTCGGCGAACGTCGCGCCCCTTCTTGCCGTGGGTATGGTTGTTAATGGGACTGGTATAGCACCGCAAAGTCGCATTACCGCGATCAATAAGTCCAATGGCCAAATAACGCTTCTTCCCAATACAATAGGGACGGTAACGAGTGGCGAGAGCATTTCATTCCAGACTATAACCACTAGCGAACAGTTGAATGTCGTCAACAGTACATTCAACGCCCAATACCGTGACATTCTCGTGAGCTGGGGCTCATTATCGACCATATCGGGCAGCACCTTCGTGCGTTTTAATAGTGCTAGCGCGACTTGGGCGGCAATAGACCTGGAAGAGTGCAACAACAACGTAATATCCGGAAATACAATATTAGGGGCTTTTTCCGGGACAGAGACGGGCATTATCGTCAGCAGTCTAGGTCAGCAGGGCGTAACGCCTAATATCATATCGTCGAACGTTATTAGTAGTGTCACGGGTGCGGGTGTCGCTCTTGGCGGAACGAGTACTGCGATTGCAGGAGGTACGGTATCGAATACAACGGTTGTCGCGAACGCAATTAACGGGGCTAACGCGGTTGTTGTATCAAATCTGCAAAATACAAATGCTATTATCGGCAATTCCTTTAACGGCTCTCCCACAGACTTTACACTTAACACGAACACGGGTGCGTTGACGCTGCTACCCCGTATAATATCAATAAATCCCAACGGCGGTGTCACGAATTTCGGAGGACCTGTCTCGTTTGCGAGTGTTATCGAACGCCAGGCAATGGCGACCGCTACGCCTTCGTCCGGTCAGACGATCGGCATCCCATACGAGACATCTGACTTTCGGATACTGGGATCAAGCAGCCTGAATTCGTTAATTGTGGCTCTTCCTGCGATCCCGACCAACGGGCAGCTGATCCGTGTCAGCTCTCAGATCGCCGTTCAGAGCTTGATCGTCAAAGACAGCGGCGGTGGCCTCGTCGATATCCAGACACCGCCTACCTCGCTTGCTGCTGGTGGGGCTTTTTCTGCCCAATGGAACGCTGCTGCTGGATCCTGGTGGTGCAGTGTGGGTTCGTAAGTGGTCGCCCCAACGGAAATCTTAACCTGGACTGGCTTCGTAAAGGGTACCTATGCCGACGATTAATCAACTGCCCGTTGCGCAGACGGTCGCGCCATCTGATGAAGTACTGGTCAGTCAAGCCGGAGCGACACGCTCCGTGCCGGTCGGCTCCTTGCTGGCTAGCAGCCAACCGGCGATTATGGCTCCCACTGGGTCGCTTCTCGGACGCATGAGCCTGGGGGCTGGTGGCCCGGAGCCCATTGGTGTCGGGACGGGATTGGCTGTCGTCGATGCTAGCTTGGAGGCCAATGGGTCGGATCACGCGAGTTTTCCGGTCAAGGCAAGTCTGACACCGACGGATCAAGCGGTGCTCAACAGCAACGGTACGCCCGCGCTATTAGAGTTGTCTATACTGAGGGGCCTGTTTTCCGCGGGTGAAAACGTAACGATCGATTCTTCCGGGGTCATTTCAGCGACGGGGACAGTAACAGCGGGCGGGCCCGCGTCTGGCAGTAGTAGCAGCATTGCCGGTTTGACCCAAGTGGATGCTCTTGTAGGCAGTGACCTAGTAGCGGTTAGCCAGAGCGGAGTCGACCACTCTATTTCTTATGCCAACCTCATCGACGGCGAAACGATCGATAACGGAGCGGTTGCTGGCGCGGCGGCTGATACGGACACATTTTGGGTCGGTCAGGGCAGCAGCACCATGCTGGTCCAGACCTTCGCCGCGATGTGGTCGTGGATCGCTGGTCATCTACCCGGCTATAGGCAGCCCGTTGTAGAGCTCACGGTCAATACGACTCTAGACGGTAGCGTGCATAACGGCGCCATTCTCGTCATTTCGAAGCCGATCACGCTTACCCATTCCGCCACTGAGGGTTCGGGATTTGCTTGCAAGCTCGTAAATGTGTCGGGCGGCGTCGTGACACTCGATAGCTCCATAACAACAACTAGCGGCCTGCAAACGGTAGCAAACGGGCAGTGCGCGGAGCTCTATGCTCTGACGTATTCCGGAGGATCGCTAAATATAGGCTGGGTATCCGGACCCTCCGCGTCACCGGTACCTGGTCAGGTTAGCGCCCTTGCCGTTGGAACGATCACTTACGGCTCGATCGCGTTGAGTTGGTCGATCCCAGTAGGTGGTGGAACGCCAACCGGATTTGTCGTTCAGTATCGGGTCACAGGCCAGTCAACCTGGATAACTCAGACCGTGTCTGTCGCAACTACTGTCATCACCGGATTGGTGGCTGCGACAGAGTATGACATCCAGTTGTTGGCTTATAACGCTGGCGGTTTCGGGCCTGCCTCATCGATGGTCAATGCGACAACTGGGGCGGCGCCGACGGTCGCACCGGGTGCTGTTACCGGTCTTGTTGCATCGGCTCCGACCGCCAATGCCGTGTCATTGGCTTGGTCCCCGCCCACGACAGGCGGAACGGTCGGGGCCTACACCGCTCAGTACCGTGTCACCGGGCAGTCGAGTTGGATTACCTTTGCCACGGGAATTACTGCAGACACGGTCGCCGTGACGGGTTTGACTTCCAGCACCGAGTACGACTTCCAGGTATTCGGTGTGAACAGCGCAGGTTCAGGTTCGCCGAGCCCGGTGGTGAATGGAACCACCACAATCGCTGCCCCAGGTGTGCCGCCGCCGCCGGTTGTCGGGACCGCAACCCAGACGACCCTACCTCTATCCTGGGGTATCCCCATCACCGGTGGCCCGGTCGTGACCTACGTCCTGCAATATCGGGTTACGGGCTCCGGTGCTTGGACGCAGATCACCGGGGTATCCGGAACAGCCTATACGATCAGTGGGCTTGCCTCGGGTACTGGATACGACGTTCAAGTCGCGGCCAGCAATACTGGTGGAATAAGTGCATTCTCCATGACGACGACCGCAACAACGGCTGTCGCCCCACCGGGTATCCCAACTGGCTTGGTGGCTGGGTCCCCGACCAGCACGACTCAGTCTCTAGCCTGGATTGCGCCAGGATCTGGCGGATCGGCTGTAAGTTACACTATAGCATACAGCCCCCACGGGATGAACTCCTGGACGACGATCACTGGCGTGCTGACCACGGCTGCAACCATTTCCGGGCTAACCCCCAGCACCGCCTATGACTACCAGGTTGAGGCGGTCAACACGGGCGGCACGAGCGGCTGGACGTCGGCAATCTCGGCGACGACCAGCGCGCCCAGTTCGTATCTGCTCACCGCCGGCATTAACCCGTCAGCCAACGTGTCGTGGGCGCATGGCAGCGGAGGCAATGCGATCAACGTCAACATCAACACATCAGTGGGAGACGGTTCCTATACTGCGCCCGCTGTAGTCGAGTACGGCTACAGCACAAGTACAACCGTTGCGCCTACGTCCTGGGCGCCGATGACAACTGGAATCTGGTCCACTGGCGGTCACAATCTTGAAACCATGTATGCCAATGCGCCTGCGGTGGCGGGCGTATATTATCTTTGGTTTCAAGCCCTCAGCAGTGCCGGCGCGGTCGTTGCAACCTATGTCAGCCCATATACCGTAACGGCCACCTAGCAATGGGCGTTGCACGGATAAGTCCAAGCAGAATTATGCTGGCGGATCGTGGGCGGCCGGTGCTGTGGCGGAGCATGCCAAGCGCAGCCGCGAATGAAAGTATTGGTCTATTCGCCGGTCCTTTTCCTATCGCCATTTCCGGGCTGTCGGGGTGGTGGGATGCTGGCAGTTATGCGGGCATGGTCGATGGCAATGGCCTCCCGCTGCCGGGCTGGGGCAATCCCGCGTCCAGCATAGTCGATAAGTCGGGAGCCAATGCCAACATCGGTGTCTATCACCAAGCGGGGAACGGTAGCGCGCCACAGGCGACGCCACGGCTCAATGGCACGCTGGGCGGCCTAGGTCTGAACACGGTCCTGCCACCGGCTGCGCCGCAGAGCGGAATGCTCTTGCCGCTGATGGACCAGGACACCGGGTTCTCGCTGGCGTCGGCAAATCTCGGTTCATCCGTGGCCTGGACGCTGTATTTTGTGTGGTCACGGCCGAATTTCGTCCAGGGCTCTAGCCTGACCTCGATCGCGCTCCTTAAGTGCGGCGGCGATGTCATACTCTCGGCTGATGCGCAGTCGGGGAGCGTATCGAGGTTGATTCTGTTTCCTGGCGCGTCACAAACCGTGCTGACAGCCAACCTTGAGAGGCGACACACACACTCGATTATCATCCGAAATACGCCTGGCGTCGGGACCGACGTATGGCTTGACGCAACCCAGGTAGCTACCGCCGCGGCTAACCCTTGCCCATCGGTGCTTGCTGGACCGTTGCTGTTTCTACACTCCGGCGCGCCTCATGGTGCGGCGCAATGTTGGTTTCATGAGGCGGCAATTTGGGTACGGGCCCTCTCTGCAAGCGACGTGACCACCCTGCTCTCCTGCGCGACCAGGTGGAGCCGCGGGCCGCGCAAGGGAGTACAGCTTGTTGTCATGGGTCAATCCAATGCCGGATATTCTCTGACGGATGGGGCTTGGCATCTGATGGCGCAGGGAATTGCATGGCATATCGGCGCTTTGGCCTACAACGTCATTGGATTGTGGGGTGGCGGAGATAGCTATACCTGCGTTTCTGGCCATGGAATCAGCAATGTCCCCTTTAGCGGATTCGTTGTCTATCCAGGGGCCTTCCTAACCGACCCTGAAGATGGCAGTGATCCTGCAAACTGGCCGCTCGGGACGGACGGTACTGCGGTGCAGACCTATCTTGGATCGCAGCTGGCAATTGATCTACAGGATATTTCTCTTCTTGTCTGGCCCTGGACGGAAAGCGACAGCGCGCGAAATTACGACGAAAAGGCACGGTACGAAAACGCATTCAAACGGTTGCTAGGCCTTATGCGTTCCACGCTTATGAGAAGTGCCTCATCGCTACCCCTTATGTGGTGGAATGCAATTCCCTTCGGTAGCGGCAGCGTTGGCGGCATCCAAATGGTACGCGAAGTAGCAGCTGAGGTTGCTGGCGATCCGACCCAGAATGTCTTTGTCGGATTACCGCAAACTGCGGACAGCAATCCTCGTGGCTCATCATGGAGTCCCGCCACGGGAGTCTCGACCGGAGGCGACTTCAATCACCGCGACGCAACTGACAATTTACGTTTTGGACGTCTTGCGGCTCCGGTGGCTGCTCGCGCTGTTCTGGCGGCCATGGGCGGCGATACTGAGATAGCAATTCCATCAGGTATTCCCAGGATTGGTGGCCCCACCATTGCCCATGTCTATCAGGCGGTGGCGAACACTCAAATATTATTGCTCACCATTGTGCACGATGCGGGCAGTGATTTGATCGTGCCACTTTTGGCGGCCGCAGGCCAGGGCTTCGCCATCATGGATGGCGGCACAACGGCGTCGCCGGGCCCAATCATCTCCGCGATAGCGTGCGTTCGCATCGATGCTACGCATCTACAGGTCACGCTCGCCAGTGCGCCCGTCAATCCGCAGTCGAAGCTCTCACTTTTTTATCCTTACGGATATGGCAATATCTTCCGAGGCAACGCCGTCACCGACAACTTCGCGACCGTAAGCAAGCCAACTGGGTGGGACATTGCGGCCGATCTTGGTAGCGCCTGGGCGCTCAATTGCCCCCTGGCAGCGACCACAACACCTATGCCTGTTTCCGCCGATCCCTCCTGAAGGAACGTCCGTTCAGTCTGCGACAAAGCAGGGAGGCATTAAGTTGTACTTTCGAATAGACGGAAGCCATGACACCAAGTCCGATTATCAATCCCCAGATGAATGACGAACTGATCGATCGCTTGGCACGGCTGGAAGAACAGATGCGATATGTAGTGTCGGCGGTCGAAAGGCTAGGTACGCGTGATGCCGAACTGGATGCATCGTTTCGCGCAATGTCCGACCGGTTTACTCTGGCTCTGGCAAGCCAAGCGGAAACCTTTCGCGAAAGCTTGCAAGACGTCACTGGCAAGTTTGTCAGTCGTGAAGACTGGGCATTCTGGAAAAGCCTACTCACTGCCTGGATGCTGGCGCTATTGGCATACGGTTGGAATACCCTCGTCGGCATGCACCGCTGACCCCTGTGGCGTTGCCAGCTTTGTCGCGGCACTTCAGGCTGTAAGAGTCGGCTTGCGGCGTCGGCTATGGGATTGGGGCATTGCGACGTGTTCCATATGCGTCGATGGAACCTTCCAGCGGGAGCGCACCAGTGTCCTCGTTTCTGCTGCCACTGTTTGGCTGTCACATCTCTGCATATCTACGGCTACCATTATCTGATCGTCGCTGCCGAGATGCCGCTCGAACATTGCCTCCACCGAATGTTCAATTCGAGCCTTCCTTGTGAAGCATGTTGCATTTGTCAGCTTTGCCCCCCTGATCACACCAGTGCCACAGTCATAAGGCAGGCGCGGCAATATACTACGTACTATTTGCCGTGCGAGCCGGGCCTGCTCTATGTCGATGACCTCTGGCATGACTTTTGGAAATATCGCTGCGCCAGGGATAGTTTGCGTGAACAGGGACAAAAGCTGATAGCATGCGGGCATGGATGTTTGTGCAACGATCACGCGCGGCATCGTGTCGAGGCTGTCGATGCGCAGCAAAGTGTAGGCCAGCATGCGGCGCATGAGCATCGTTCCTCGCACAGCGTCGATTACCATGGCAGCTCGAAGATTGAGGTAGGAGCCAAAATCGGCAGCGCCGTCTTTCGCAACTAAAAGACCGACGTGGCGGCCGGTCTTAATATTCGTCGCCAGCGTTACATGGTCGAAATCGGTTAACGACACCCGAGCAAACCAGTTGCACAAGGCGTGGCCCGTCGCGACCTCTACCAAGTCATCCAAAATCTTATTCGAATCCAATAATTCAATGGACGCCCAATCGCGCAAGTAGGTCAGCTTTAGACCAGAGCTGGCGATAACGTGGTCCATTGAGTGTACTCCCGGCAGAACGAACTTCAATGGAAGCTAGTCAGGTCCGGTGCCCAAAGATGTGACGAACATCACAGCTTTGAGAGTTTGTTTATGGAAAATTCAGAAATCGGTTTGACGCCTGATATAGTGCCAAATCTTACGCCGACGGCGATGATGGTGGCGACTGAGACGAAAGTATCTGGTTCGCGGTACCAGATTACTCCTGCGAAGGCAGCAATCCTCCGCAGCGTAGGAATTCCACGGCGGGCGGCACCAGTTTACTGCCGGCGCGGCGAACAAAGGCCTGGACATCCGCTTTGGCTACCACAAGCAGCGGATCATACTCGTTGTTACCGCCAACTCGGTGCATGGCAAGCACGGCGGCGGCGTCTAGCGCGGTTGTCATAGCCATGCCCAGGTCGGAGATGTGGGTCCCAGGATGTTCCACGAGGCAAAGTGGGGTTGGCCGATCGACCAGCGATGCCGAAATGCCTAGTTCTTCACGCAATTCCTTCAAAAGCTGGCCTGCGAGGTCGATGCTGCCGTCGATTCGTACCGCGCCTGCGTCAACGCTCCCTGCCGGGGGTAACTGCCACATGCCGGCCTGATAAATCGCTCCGGTGTGCCGGCGGCCTATCACCACACCGCTCACGCATTGCAGCACGCCGCAGACCGCCAGCGGGCGCAGTCCTAAGACTTCGTATAGCTCTGGGCGGCTGATTTGCGCTACAATGCGGCGGAATTCGGTCATATGGCCGCAGATATGGCTTTTTGTAATGTAATCGGCGCTGAAGACTTGGCCATTAAATAAGCTGCCGGCACCGCCCGACTTAATCCGTAACTGAGCAACATCCCACAGCCGGTCGATTTCGGCTTCCAGCGTTGCATCCAGTGCGGACATTGCATATTCAACCGACACGCTTACCGAGGCTAGCAGAGGATGCACTAAGAATTCGGCCAAACTCCTGCTCCCCATGGATCGCGCTCACAAATGCGGACGTTTCCATCCGCGAAGTGAAACGGCAAGATCGGTTTCCACACTTCGGAGGCGGACTATGACCCAAGGACAACGCCGCGACGATGATCACCAGCATGAAGCACCGCCCGCGGCCGGTGGGGTTGATTGGCGTCATAATGGCGTTCGGGTCATTAAGGCCAATCAGCTTGACCCGAATACCGCTCAGACCGCTGGCATGAACCGCGCCGCCGCGATCAACGCGGCACGTGTGGGCGCGCAGAAAATCTGGGCCGGCACCGTCAGCATCCATGCCAACGCGAAGACCGGCGCCCATCATCACGGTGCGCTCGAAAGCGTGATCTACGTGGTGAGCGGGAAGGCGCGCATGCGGTGGGGTGAGCAATTGGAATTCGTCGCCGAGGCGGAAGCCGGCGATTTTATCTTCGTGCCACCTTATGTGCCGCACCAGGAAATCAACGCAAGCTCACACGAGACACTGGAATGTGTGTTGGTCCGCAGCGACAATGATGCAGTGGTCGTCAACCTGGATATAGAGCCTGTGGAGAAGCCGGAGGCTGTTTTCTGGGTGGATCCGATTCACAAGCATCCGTGACGAGCTGTGATGCCGTGTTGCGACGCAGCATAACCCCCATATAGAGGGTGTTCCGAGGTCACGTGGCCCCTGGGGCGTCACAAACGGAGGCCTTGGTACCCGATGAAGTGGTCACGCGATGTAGATATCGCCAAACGCAGTATGCAAACGATGCTGCGGGCAGTGTCATCCCAGGTTGGTGGACAGATGCGAGTGCCTTCGCCGCTGATCAAGGAAATGCGGCTTCCGAATTTCACCATCCCGACGACTCCCGCCTCGTCCTCTTTTCAAGCCCCGGGTATCGAGGAAATTGACGAGTTTGGCGCCAACCCGGGGCGTTTGCGGATGCTGGTCTATACGCCGCCAGGGGGGGTGCCGTCCGGTGCACCGCTGGTCGTCGTACTGCATGGCTGTGGCCAGGGCGCTGCTGAGTTTGCCCAGGGCAGCGGGTGGATCGCACTGGCCGATGAATTGCGGTTGTCGCTTGTGATGCCGGAGCAAAGCGGTCGCAACAACCACGGTCGGTGCTTTCAGTGGTTCCAGCCGGCACAAACGGGGCGTGGCGAGGGGGAGGCGCTGTCGATCCGTCAGATGGTCGATAGTGGGATCAAACTTTTTCAAACGGATAAGCAGCGGGTCTTCGTTGTCGGATTGTCGGCTGGCGGCGCCATGACAGCGGCATTGTTGGCGGCATACCCGGATGTCTTCGCCGGTGGTGCTGTTGTGGCAGGGCTGCCGGTTGGTGCTGCGGCGACGGGGGCGCAAGCGCTGATGCGCATGGCGCATGCCGGGCCGAAGCGAACGCCAGACGAGTGGGCAGCCCAGGTCAGGGGCGCTGCTCCTCCCGGCTATTGGCGCAGATGGCCGCGCATCTCCATCTGGCACGGTGCATCGGACACCGTGGTCGATCCGCACAACGCTGATCTTCTGGCGACCCAGTGGGGCACCGTCCATGGCCTAGGCTTGGCGTGCGACATCGATGCAACTATTGGGGCGGTACGTCACCGGACTTGGGCCGGAAAGGGCAGGACGCTCATGGAGCAGTGGAGCATCAAAGGTATGGGGCATGGTTACCCTATCGACGGAAAATCAGGCGAGGCTGCGCCATATATCCTTGATGTGAACCTGCCGACGACACGGCGCATCGCGGAATTTTGGAGTTTGGCTTGAGTTCTAGTCGCTCACGAATAGTGTCGCCGGAGATAATGAACCAGCGGATTGTCGCGATCGGGGTGCGCTATTTGCCTGAATGCCCTGGAGACCCGGCCGAGGTTCCGGCGTCGATAAGCAGCGGCATTGAAGATAGGAGACGGGTCAAGATCCTGCGTTGTTCCCATTTGCAGGTAGTGGGCGAAGGGGTCGCGGTTGGGGCCAAACTCGCTACCATATCGGTTGACATACCAAGTGACATCGAAATGCCCATTCGGACTAAATGCTTGCGTACGGCGGTGGGTCAAATAATGGGCGAGGGGAGCTAGCTTTGTTGCCTGCAAGGCGTCGGCATAGTTTGCCCGATACCATACTGGGTCGAAATACACGGCGGGCCGGCGTCCAGCAGCCTCGCCTTCGGTGATGTAATGTAGCAGCGGATTGATTTGCATCCGCCTCACGACTGGGTTGGTGTCGGCATACCATTCTGTGTGAAAAAGAATGTTGGGTTTGCGCTGCTCCCGCCATCCATAGCTACAGAAATGCTCGATCGGATTCAGCACGGCATCCCGGACATCGCCACCATTGATCAGATAGTAGTTCGGATCGAGCAGACTGGTTCGTTCGATCAAAGCTACATCCGGACGGGGAGCTGCGCCGGTACGCTTGGCCGCCTCGCGGCACTCCAGATAGGGGTCTGACCAGACGGCGGCATCGCGGCCCGTGTACTCGGGCAGGTAGGGTGCCGCATAGAGAGTTGCGCAAGGGCTGAATTTCCCGCTGCGACGAGCATTAAGGTAATGTAGGAGCGGGGAGGTATCGGCGACCAAACCATAGGCCTTCCGATACCAGATCGGATCGAAATATGCAGTGGGGTGGCGTCCTTCGCGTTCGCCGTGGTTGATGTAATGCAACAGCGGATTGAGGCCGGCGGCAGCCACGTCCGGATTGGCCGCGACGTACCATGCGGGATCGAACCAGGGATTAGGCGCTCTGTTTTCGTGCCAGCCGTAGCGGCAAAAATGCTCCGTCGGGGCGAGCCCCGATGCCCGAACATCCGGATGGCAGTCCAAGTACCATTCCGGATCAACCAGTTTATCGACAGCGAACTCCGCGATCCCGGAGCCTAATCCAGCTACCACGGCGCCTCGCTGCGCAATGTATTGGAGACTTCGGCGATCAGCGCATCCCAGGCGCCGGGTGTTTTCTGACGGAACAATCGCAGCGTGGGATACCACGGCGTATCCGAGCGGTTCAGCATCCACCGCCAATCCGCCGCCTTGGGGAGCATCACCCATGCCGGCTTGCCAAGCGCGCCGGCCAGATGGGCAACGGCGCTATCGATAGTGATCACCAGATCGAGATTGCTGATCAGTGCCGCCGTTTCGGCGAAGTCGCCAAGCTCCTCGGACAAATCTTTCAAGCCTGGAAAACTTGCCATTGCCGGCGCGTCGCGGACTGGAACAGGTTTCTGCAAGCACACGAACTCGCCGGCATGCGCGGCGGCCAGCGGTAAAAGGCGCTCCAGCGCGATCGAACGACGCATATCGTTTGGGTGGGTTGGGCGTCCGGTCCAGGCAATTCCTATGCGCGGGGCGGACCTGCGCCCCATGCGGGCGGCCCACGCAGCGACGCGCGTGGGATCAGCGGTTAAGTACGGCGATGGGCCGGGAATAGTGTCGGTTGTCGTCTGGAACATCAGCGGCAGGCTCGACAACCGGCAATGCGCGGCGTGTGGCGGGATGGCATCCCAGCGAGCATGGCATTGCGCGACACCCGGGATGGTCCGCAACAATTCCGCCAACTCGGCGCTACAGCCCAGGACGACCTCCTGGCAGCGTTCTCTGACCATAGGAATATAGCGGGAGAACTGAAGCGTATCGCCATAGCCCTGATCGCCAACCAACAGGATACGACCCCGCGGGATCCGCATACCGTTCCAGGTTGGTGAAGTCATCCGCGGCAGCGTGTTGTTCGGCACGTCGATGCGGTTGCGCCATTCGTATTCCATCCAACCAGGCGCCGTTTCGCCCTGCGCCAGCAGAACCTGGGCTAGGGCCAGATGCGCCTCAGGGCTATCGTGTTTGTGGCCGATGGCACGTAGCAAGCTGATAGCTGCCTGTTCCTGCTGATCCAGGTCTATCTGGATCATTGCCAAGCCCACGAGAAACTCGGCACTGGTTGATTGCGCATTGACGGCGGTGGCCGCCTCCCGCAATGCGTCCTGCATGCGGCATTGCTTCTGATAGACTGCGGCCAGCGCGCTGCGAAAAGCCGGGATGTTCGGCCGTGCGGCAACGGCGCGTTCCAGCAGTTCGCAGCCTTCCGCCATTCGACCCGTGTTTGCCGCGATCATGCCGAGCAGGGCGATCGCGGCAGGATGGTCTGGAACGCGCGTTAGCACGTCATTGCAAATTATTGTGGCTTCGTCGTGTCGTCGTGCCTTCGCGGCTATCTGGGCGCGGACCAAGGTTTGATCGATCGTTTCAGGTGGCGCACCTGCTTCTGCCACTGGTGCGCCGACTGGTTCCTTGCTCATGTGGAAGACGTCAGGCGATCGACTTCGGCCAGTTCCTCCGTGGAGAGTTTCCATCC